AACTAAAGACGTATATAACAAAAGAGCCATCTCAACACATGAAACGGCTCTTTCTTCCAATATTTACTAATCAGTCACCAAACTGATTATAACTGTATAGGGCGGTAGGGTAGTGATGAACTACCAGGGATAGAACCGTATGTGCACCACAGCAAAATCCTTCGACATCAGGCTTACCGCATAATACTCGGTATGAGATTCGAACCCATGTTATCCGATAGAAAGTCGGAGGTCTTTGACCACTTGACTAACCGAGCATATTTAGGGTGGAAGAGTACCACCCATTATTTTTTACAGAGTATATTCTGTAGTTCCTTCAAAAGTATTATTCAATGCACGAATTTCAGCCAACTTCTCAGTAACAGCCTCCTTAACTTTCGTAGCAAATAATACACACTGAGCCTGTGCATACAGTTCCTTCTTATCGAGAACAGTATTTAATACTGTATCAGGATATTTTGTTACATCTCTTTCAAAATGAAATGCTAAATCTTCATTGATAAGTTTTCTCTCATTTGTTACATCCGTAATCTCCAATTCAACAATAGTAGAATCGTCTTTTGAATCTGTTGTTACTTCTGGAACACCATTATTAAGCTTGATATTTCCCTTGAACTGTATTTTGCTATACTCGATATACTTGTTGTAATTTGCAAGTAATTCTTTTTCCTGCTCACTTGTCAAATCAGCAGTGCCAAGACTTGTAACCGTAATGTCTACACTTGCAATATCATTTTCTACATTAAATTTCTGATCTAATTTCATGAATTTGTATCCTCACTTTCGTTTGCAATTATTTGGTTATATGCGTCTTTGAAACTGATTACTAAATCCCTTAAAGTCTCTTTATCAATAGTACAGTCCAAATTGCTCATATCAATATTCGGATTTGATACCGTAAACTCCAATGTATTTCCATTTGGTGCAAATAAAACTTCCACAGATTCATTAAGCAGAAGAGTAATAGAATCAATTTTATTTCCATTATTCGATGTTATTCGTTTTACTTGACCGACTTTTAATCTATCATTTTCAATAGATAATCTACTTGCCATTATATACACTCCTTTCTTTTATTTTTTCGTTTTCCTTTTAATCATTAGGTGTTAGGTGGGATTTGAACCCATGATATTCAGAACCACAATCTGACGCTTTAACCTACTAAGCTACTAACACAGCGACTCTATTGGGAATCGAACCCAAATCTTCCGATAGACAGTCGGATATAATTACCTTTATACCATAGAGCCATAATTATTTTTCATAACCTTTACAGAGTGCTTTGAAAAATATAAAGTCAAGTATCTCTAGCTGACTCGGTAGGGATTGAACCTACGACATGCAGATTAACAGTCTGCCGTTCTACCACTGAACTACGAGTCATTAAAATCAGCATAAAGCACTAACTAGCTGATATTGAACTGTACACATCCAGTTATTTAGAATATGGCTGCTTATCAGCAACCTAATTCATGCTTCCACATTTTACTCATTCCTAACTCGTGTGTCTTACATGTCAAATGTATGATATGTATATGAGTAACCGTTTACTTTAATGGTTCTCATTAACGTAGAGAAGCACGATCATTTCTATGGCTGATATTGACCGTTTTAGGACTTACAATACTACATGATAGCAAATGCCAAGATATTTATTATCACACTTATATTTTAGCAGTGACCGCATAGCTTTCTTTTATACTCTGATTCGCTTCCGAGTTTGCAACGCCAATGATCAGTAGCGAAGGTACTTTTAGAGTAGCAACTAACTCAATATTTTTATCTCGTGCTTTCATATACAGCTTTGCGAGTAGCTGTTGATCACTTATATATTCTCTGTTTGTTGCCCATTTAAGGGTTCTTTTATTTGTTTCTACATTGTCGTCACCTTTTTATATATGCCTTTCATGCCTGTTTATAAGGGCTTTATTGGGATAATACAGTGCTATTGGTCTGTTAGTCCATCTGATTTTCACAGAGCCTTGTTGAGTGCGTAACTCAGAGCATTCGGATGTATATAATTATTCTCCATTTAAAAATAAGATAGATTAGGAAATTAATGTCGGTTTACGTTGACATAGGTTTTACGCTATTGAATGCCACCATCCAATATGCCTGTAAAGGCGCAACCTAATCTTTTTATATTTTATTATTCTCTGAATTAGACGAAGTGCTAGACAAAAGCTTCATCGGCATCCTCAGTGTCTTCACGAATTACATACATCTGAGTAGTTTCGGAAGATTCGTGTCCCAAAAGTTTCTGTGCTGTTTCCAATGCACGATGGTCATAACATACAAGATTGGTCGCTCTGCTTCTTCGGAAGTTATGTGGAGTCGTTCTCCTACCGACAATTTCAGAAAATTCATTTATACACCAATCATTGAATGCACTATATCCAATCTGTCGCACCTTTGAACCATCTTTAGTTTTTACGACAAACATATAAGGGCAATCATCATCGCCACGCACTTCAAGCCATTTCTTTAATGCGTCCATTACATCTTGTCCAAACTGCAATTTTCTAACCTTACCAACAGCACTACGTCCCTTGCAGCGAATCTCATGTGTTTTATAAGAAACAGATTCTACTTCTTGCTCTTTGCCATCCTCATCGACGATTGTTACAATTTTCCTCTTAGGCTCATAATTAACAACATCTTTGAGCAACTGTAAGCTCTCTGCATGTCTGCATCCAGTAGAATATGTAAACTTTACATATGCTAATTTCTGCCATTCTTCACGTTCAGCTAATACTGAACATAAATGATCCATTTCATCAGGAGTCAATGGTTCTTTTGCGAAAACCTTGCCTGTTTTTGGTACTTGCATCTCCGCAGTTACATAATTACGGAACATAGGATAGTCCTCGTCATAAAAATTCTCAATGAATTTATTCAATGCACTGACAGAAGACTTTTTAAATTTAATTGCAGCTTCAGATAGTCCACGATTAGCAAGAAAGTTCATATAGCGAAGAAATTCTTTCTTTCTAATTTCTATGCAGTTTTTGTTATTCAGATTATTTTTAACCCATACGAAGAATATCTTTAATGCAGACCTATAAGCGTGCAAACTATGTGGTGAAAGATGAGTCTGATTACTGAGGTAATCTTCAACCATATTTCTATTAAACTCATTAACCTCTGCCCATTCCTCATCTGTAACTGGATCTAATTTATCTGCTATTTTACCATTCAATAATCTCACTTCCTTTCACATATAAAAAAGAAGCAGTAGTAGTAATAACTAAACTGCTTCACTATAATCTATAACGTTTCTTCCCCATTTTATTTCTTCACTATATTTTAATTCGCCTATTTTAGACACCTTATCCCAATCTATATTATTCTTGATAAAAGCTTCAAGGCTTTTTCTGAGTTCTATAGAATCATTATTTAAAATGTTATATGTATTATCTTTTGTCAAATCACAAGGGAATAAAATATAATAATGAATATTATTTTCTTTAAACATTTTTTGTTTCTTAGATAGGTCTTTACGATATGTTTCTTTAGATTTACTGCTTGTGATCTGCCTATTTGAAAAGAAATAATTTTTATATGCCTCAATTACACCTGCAATTTCAATATAAATATCATTATCTTTGGTATGAATTAAATAATCACAATTCATATTTCTGTGATAAGATGGAACAAAAGATGAATATTTTACATCTCGAAAATAATCTATTCCATATTTTAATCCAAATTCTCTAAGATATTTTGAAAATATATATTCAAATTGGCTTGTAACATGTTCACCATCACTAAAATCAAATGTGATACCTCGACCTCTCTTGCCTAAAGAAATTCCTTCATTTGCCAATAATGTTTGTAGATTACAATTATAAAATTTCTTAATTGTCCTTTGTAAAGAATCTGCATTCAACCATTCATGAACACTGTCTATTTCAGATGTAGTAATAAAATTTCTATTGTCATCTTTTACATATTTACATATATCTTTTATCATTTGGTCTAATTCATCTTTTGTTAAAATTCTATCCAACATGGACTCTTGAATTATTTCTAATCCAAGTTCCTTTTTCATATTATTAATAGTTCCCCAATAAGTTTTAATCACTTCTAATGGTGGATGATAGCAACCTCTCCCTCTAAAATCATCATACATTAAAGCTCTATCTTTTTCTGACTGTAATTTGTAAATCAGTTTTATCATTTTATCCTTTGATGGTGTTTTACCTTTTGCTACAAAACCACACCAATCAACAAAATCAGCCCATGTTTTAACTGATTTATCTGGGCAATTATTTATATACCATCTACCATCAGGTAAGTTAAATGGCTCTTTCCGCAATAAATCATATTTTATTGGGTTGCCTAACTCTTCACTTTTTTGAATATATTCCCTTACATAATAGTCGTAATCCTCAATATTAAATTCTCTTTGTTTTGTATTTTTCACAATTTTCACCTATGCCTTCTCCTATGCCAATAACTAAAAATAGAACAGTAGAAGAGAGGCATAGGTTCTCATATACTTGGTAGCTACTCCAAATACCTACTGTTCCATAAATCCCACAATCAGCTATGACACCAATCATGAGCACATATATTTATTCTCTGTTTCCATATAAAGTTCGTTGCCGATTTAACATCTCCCAATCCGTATATAAAAACATTGAAAAGTCCTCCCACTTGGTAATGCTCCAAGCCGATCCGAAGACGATAGATTTACAGTCTACCCCACATCTTTAGTGGTCTATGAGAGGATACAAAAAGAGTGTGCAGTATAAACCACACACTCCAAAAATTTAAAAAATAAAATCAAGCAAATCAAATAATCTTCCAACCGAATTATATTCGTCAAAATCACTTAAATCAATCGGCTTACTAGAATAAAATTCACGCTTTTCATATCCATTAACATCACTTTTAACAGAAGTAAATCCGTGAATATTTCCGTTTTCATCTTTATCAAATGTAATATTCTTATGAGAATCATCACTTACGTCACTGCAACTGCAATTCTTACAATTACCATCACAATCATCGTCTACATCTTCAGCGTCCTCACCAATGTTGAATTCATGAATAATGCATCCAGAATCTTTATTGTCCTTGACAAAAGCTGAACTTACATCTCCATGAATAAATACAATGTCTGTCTCATCCATATTGATATAAGTATCACTTCCCTCATACTTGGCAGCCCGAACACATACATTCATTTCAGAATCAATACTAAGAATAAATGCATCATCATAACCGTCCAAATAAGGATCATTCAAATCGTTACAAGAAGCAAGTTTAAAATTCGTATTTTTAATAACAGAATTAAGAACATCTTTCATCACATCATACTTAGCCACAACTACAATTTCTGAACAATCATCGTCATAATCTCTTGTACAAACATCCAGCTTGTCAAAAGTATCTGCTAAAAATTCAGCAAAATCATTTGTATCTGTAAAACCAAATGTTTTCAATATATTTTCACCACCTTAGAATTAGAGCTGTTTTGCAGACTTTGACATCTTAAAGCAAATCTCATCATGCTGTGGAGTTACATATTCCTCACCCTTGCGATCACCCATCATAATTTTTCCTCTACGCTCTGGAACTGTCTTAACCTTAAACTTTCCAAGTTTTCCAACTGCAACTGATTCTGCGTGATTTGCTGTTAATGTCTCTGTAATTACATCAGCAAAAGCATCAAGAATAACTGCGATGTCCTTCTGTGAAGCTCCCTCAACTTTATTTACTACTGCCTTTAATACCTCGTTCTTTGTCATTTTAATTTTCTCCTTTTTTCTCAACTATTTATTTTTTTAATACAAAAAGAGGGTAGTGTTTCATTTGAGTACACTCCCTCCGATACATACAATTGTGACAGTAACATCACAATTTCTATACAATCGGACTAATTAAAAGTAGAAAATTAGCCCAATTTTCATAGTTACTTATGCATAATATAAAAACCAAGTCACTCGTACTTGGTCTACTTTGTCATGAAATTAGTAATAATTCTTGTCTTGGAATCAATAATGTCACCATTTGAATCCAATGCAAGATACATAAACCCGTTCTGATTTGGAATTATAAGTTTACCGTTGTTATAATCCAGCTTATCCAAATCACACACACAACCTTGCTCATACATTTTTATTCCACCTTGAGTAAAACTTCCTACTTTATGGGTATGAGCCATTACGATTCCAGTAAATGTGCGATCTACACGCAAGAAATAATTGACTGCCTTTTCTGTTGTTTTTAACATACCAGATGAATAATTTAATGGGTGACAGAAAATTACATTACCTTCTTTTATCCACCATTCTTTATCATAAACGATTTCAATATTTGAATCTTCAAACACTTCACGAATAGAAGAGTATTGTGTCTGTGTTTTATTTCTTTCATCATTAACTTTAAATCCATCGTCTACAATCATTTCTAGCGGATCTGTTGGAATGATGCCAAGTAATTCATTTGATAATCTATCAGAACAGTATCTTTGCATACGGTATTCATGATTTCCCATCACAAACATTACCTTTTTAGGTGTAGTCAGATTGATTAAATCAATAATATACTGTCTTCCTAAAACAAGTTCTTCATCAAGATTTACTTTGAATTTTTTAGGAAATGCAGAACATGAAAAACAATCCAATAAATCACCATTGACTATCAGAGTGTCTACAATTCCTTTATAACTTGCAAAAATATTAGCAGGTAAGTTGAATGGAATGTGTACATCTGACACGCATAAAATTCTTTCAGATGCACCCTCGCAGTTGTGAATATAATTATCATACTCTTCATATCCAACTGCCTGTTTTCTAAGCTGATCCGGTGTAATGTTCAATCCAAGCATATCTCGAATCTCAATCCAATCCATATCTGTTTCCTTACGCTTTTTCGCAAGACAACATCTCAATTTCCATTCAAAATCTGTTTCATTTTCCAATCTATGTAAGTCGATTATAATGTCCACCTACTCTCTATTACTCTTCATCAGACGGAACATCCAGCTCCTCATCTGTTTTTAATGCAACAGTAAAATCAATTACCTGATTCTTAAATGAAGTAAGCAGATCAGCTACCTTTACCTCCTGCTCCATATCATTCTCATCTGTGTATGTAATAGTAGTACAATCCTCTGAGAGTGTACCTGCCTTTACTGTTAATTTGTCTGTAGTTGTTCTTGTGAACTTTAATTTACTAGCTGCCATTTTCCTTTTCCTCCATAAAATTAAAAATTCCCACCAGAACGCTTTCTGCCAGGATTAAAATACATTTGTTTCGTTTTATTCTGTTTTACTTTGATATATTCACGAATATTTCTAATATAATTTTCATCATAACTCAAACGAATATGTGATTCTAAATAATAACATCCACAACGAGTTGGAATTTTATTTGATAACACATTGTCTATAAGTCTATATGACGGATTAAGATTCGAGAGATGAGTATGCTTTTCTGTATCTTCTTGTCTACAGATACGATAGCCATTTTCAGTCTTGTCAATATAAAAACCTTTATATTCAATTCGATTTTTCATAGGCAAAACCTACTTAACATACTTATCTTCGATGTAACGCTTTCCACCACAAGTCTTGTAATATCCAATATGTTCGCCTCTGCGATCTACATATCCTCGTCTTGTGTTTCTAATTATACCTTCGAATAATAATTTTTCAATTTCATTTTTTGAAATGTACTTAATAATTTTCACTTCTTTCTTGATTTATTTCCTACAAAGTAGGATAGTAGTTGGAAATGTAGGATTTGAACCCACGACCTCCTGAACCCAAATCAGGCGTTCTAACCAAACTGAACTAATTCCCAAAATAAAAAATCCCATACCGAAGTATGAGATCCTTACTTAATATGAGCTGAGATATTTGACTCAATACACTAACACTTACTGTGGTTGGACACAGTTTATCACACAAGCGATTAGCTTGTAGTTAGCAACAACACCGATTTTGACATAATCGGCAAACTCTTACCACAAAGTATTATAGATTTTCTTTCTGCACATTCTTCCTTGCGAGATTCATAGGTTGCAGCCTATTAGAGTTGCACGTACTTGTACTTTCTCATATAACACCTTGCGAGTGCTATATGTCACCATATTACAGGTGAATAAGTTGTTTTTCTCTTTGCGGTCGCACACACTTTTGCTGTTTTGTAATTTTCTTTTAAATATTATTTACCTAAAATAATTTGATTTCTTTCAAAAGTATGTACTTATTATGGACGATGAGGTGTACATTTGATCATCCGTACCTTTTGAGTACAGCCCAATCATCACCATCCTGCTCGGATTGCGATCTCCTTACTTTTTGATTCCATCCCTGTTTTTCAACTTAAGAGATATTACCAAAATCCTACCAGCGGTTATACTTGCGGTATTCCCACCAATAGTACACAAATCATACCCACATTTCTGTGTTACTACAGTGCCTATTTCAAGACACCCACCAATCAACCATATTCGCCAACAGTTGTCCTTGAATAGAAGGTTGGGCGTAGATTTTATGTGTTTTCCGTTAAACTGTATTTCACAGTCGCAGCCTTATAATACGATAAGAACCACTTTATACATGTCGCCATGCTTATTTTTGAGATTTAACATCTCCTGATCCGAAACCAACCAGTCCTACAAAAGTAGAAAAGCTCTCCCAGTAAGACTCGAACTTACGACTTTCGCATTAACAGTGCGATGCTCTACCAGCTGAGCTATAAGAGATTAAGAATTGTCAGTGACCATACCACAGGAACTGTAGCACAGCCACCGATCTATAAGAAGAGGAGTACAATATGAATATGTACCAATCTTAGAAATGATCTTTAGAATTGTTCTGTTTGAAAACGCCTCGAATCGTTCCCCATAGGTTTGATTCCTATATATCTTCCACAGAAATGCATGGTACAGTCTCGCTTGCTGAACTTAACTGGTTTTATCACACATGCACAAGTTTTTCACATAGCATCACAGCAACTAACTTATAGCCATATGTTAGACGAACTTTACATTATTATATTCTCTGTTTTATCAGCCAAGAAAAGCTGATTTCATTGTTTTAATCAAAATATCCATTTAACTTTCTGTTGTAATAACGAGTTATTTTTGGTTTTGTCCAAATTTTTGACTCACATTGGATATTATCATACGTATGGATTTCTTTTTCTGGAATATACTTACATTCCAAGCTTAATCCATCTAAAATTTTTACCACTGTATTATCAGTGGGAGTAGTAGAAGATAGGTAGGCGAATATACATTTCTCTGCCCTTTTGAATACTTTACGGACTGTCGCTACATTTATATCTTCTTTCTCTGCGATTTCTTTAATAATCTTTTCCTGTGTAATTGTCAAAAATAATCATTCCTCCCAACTGCACGAATTCGTTTATAGAAACATATCTTAATTTGTAAATTAGACTTTTGCCTATACGATATATTATTCTCCATATAGACACAAATGAAAGTCCATATTGAATGGACTATTTAAAAAATAGCTTTTAAAAATAGCCCATTACTAATGGGTGTAAAATATCATTAAAGATATGCGGAATTTTTACTTATTTTTTCTTTTTCTTTCTCGATCAAGCTGTTTTCGATATTCATGCTGACAAAGTTCACATCTACATGACTTAGACATAAAATCAACTTCAATCCATTCTCCGCAATCAATACATTGAATCATTTTTGTTTTTTTCTTTTTGATGTTTGGATTATTCTCTAAATTGATAACTACATATTGACCATAACAAAACCAAAATAATTGTTTTCCACGTCTTTCTCCTTCGTACAAATACTGCACAAGCATATCAGCAATCATTTCTTCTGAATATCCAAGTTCAGCAAATTGGTTTCTAATAGAGCAAGCCACATAATGAAGATTATCTATATATTCGTCTTTCATATTGACCATATAGCGATACTTTTTATTCAATTCGTCATACAAATCAGATACTTCTTTAGAACATACAATATCAGGATTTTTCATCATATCCTTATATTTTAATTCTCCAAGTTTCATACCTCTTGTATTAATTGATTTATTAGGAATACGAGAGTAGAGTTTATTTACAAAACTATCATTTCTATCATCGACTTGTGATTTTTCCTTATCTTTGGCGTATTCAAAAAATGCAGGAAGTTTCTGATTGGTAAACTCTTTAATTTCTTCGCCAATTGTTTCCGGAAACTCAGGCTTGTATAATGTCTTAGCGTAATCAATGACAAAATTATTCTGACAACATAAACGCTTAACGCAATTAGTTGCATGTTCTTTTTCCTCATCTGTTCCATTGATAAATACGTCATTATTCCAGATTTTTGAAATATTGTTACTATAAATACCGATGTTTCCACCTGTAAATGCCGCATTTAATCCTTCATAAATACTCTGATTATTCAAAATTCTTGGTTCAGCTTTACGCATATTATAATAAAGTGGTACAATGCCATTCATATTACGTTCTGCGATTCTTACAAAATCAGGATCAGCAATCACCAATGATTTATCTCCATCAACATCAAACTGAAGAATTTTACTGATCAGGTCATATGTACTTGTATATACCGCATTTGTTGTAAACCATTCTCTGATTTTATTAACTCGTTCCTCATATACTTTATTCGCCACATTGAAACGAATAGCATGTTCCTTGTAAAGATGAGGACTTCTTAGACAGTCAAGTTTATCATATTGTTTAAATAACCAACAAAATACCTCTTTGTCTGCCAACAATCCTTTAGGTGTATCAATGTGTCCAAACCAATACTCACAAGCTGCATAATAATCTGGAAGTAAGAAAGTATATTTTCCATTTACTTCAAGTTTTCCACTTCTATATTTTTTTAAAAGACTATTCTTTACTTCACGGATCACGTCTTTTGCATATGTATCATTAAGTAGAGCAGGATAAATCTTTACTGCTTTTTGAAAAGCTGTCATATTTGTATTATAAGGTGTAATTCCAAGGATATCTTTCATGGTATCAACAGAGTTACAGATGTTTGTGATTCGTTCCACAGACTTCTTTGTAAGTAAATCAATCTCTTCGTCTGTTACATTTGTGAGAGTTTGTAACATCTGATAATTGATTTTTGCATTTTTAATTCTGTCTTCCTCAGTGTTACATCTACCAGCTTGACAATGATATTGCTTAAAATATGTCTTATACTCATCCCATGAATCGTAAAACTTATACATCTTAAATTGACTTTTTGTGAAAATTATTCTAATATCTTCGGCAATTACATCATGGTCTTGCCCATAAATATCTGTGATAATAGGAGAGCAATTATTTACTTCAATAAACTTTTTAAAATCAAATACTCCCAATAAACCTTTTACCCAGGGGGCACGAAACATTGTGTTTTTCGTCATTACGCTTGGTAATATCATACCAGCTCCATCAGTATGAGTAATCGGAACAGTACCAGTTTTTCTCTCAATCGAATAATCAGTCTCATCAATAAAATCAAATTCTCCTGGCACATTCGTCTCAAAATCATCTACAACAATACATCTGTCTATATCAAAATCATTCCACTGGTCAGTAGCTGAATTCGCCAATGCCATATATGCAAGATGTTTATTTACATTGTTTCCACCCTTTGTGTTTATTTTATCAATAGTAAGACCACACATAACTGTCTTTTCAACTTCATTCCATACTGATTCTTTAATAAAAACAGCTTTTTTCTTACGAATTTGACCAGCAGAAGATGTAAAGTATCTGTATTTTTCGCCATTATATATAAATCCATAAAAAGATAAATCTTTAAACACATCAAAATAATAAACTTGAACTACAATAAGAATATCTGTTAGTTCGTCTTTTTTAATGCCGATAATACGTGTAATGGAAGATTCAAACACTGAAATGATATTATTATCATTTAGTTCGTCTTTTCTTAACTCTCTTAATTCGATTTTTTTATTATATGGAATATTATGCGATTTGCAATACTCGATTTTATTCGATAGATTCTCTTTTTGAATTGTCTTATTTGATAAAATATTCAGAAGTTTTTCTTTTGATAAATTTGCTTTCTCTCTTTTGTGTTTTATAATCAAACACCACTTCATATATTCTTTTACAGAATCATTTTCTTGTTCATAGTAGTCTTCAACGGTACAACGTTTCCAATCAGAGAAATCATCTTTGTTGTAACCTTGCGTTACGAGTTCTTCTTCTAATTTTGGAAGCATATTATTTACATAATTTCTTTCACGTCTGTATTTACAGTTCATTTCATGTAAGTATTTTTCATGATTGCTATAAAAATGACCTGTATCTACAGAATACATATTAATCTGTGTATCTAACATTTATACCCCCTTGTTTGTTTGCCATTTCAATAAATCTTTTTAACTCTGTGTTGATATATCTGTAATAATCTTCATAGCTCCACTTTTTAAAACATCTGAAAGGAACTTCCATACGATAAAGTGGGATATTATGTTTCTTACAATATTCATTTTTCTGAATATCTCGTTGTATTGCTTTTTGTCTTTGAATTTGTCTTGGTGAATTACCAAAATGATGATCTTTATGTTCCTCATCATCTATTTCGATGAGATAAACTAAAGAATTATCAGAATTTAGAATTGCAAAATCGAAACGTAATTTTTCATTATTATCACCCATTAAATCATCAAATGAGTATTGAATTTCAAAATTACAATGCATATTTATTAAATAATCATATACAACATTTTCATTAAATCCCATATTACATATAGGACACCATCTACCTTTCTTTATATTATTTGGCAGTATATCCCATATATAATTGTGTTTGTTGCATCGTACAGTCACATATTCACCTGCGCTTTTATATTCGCTAAGTAATTTTCCATCTTTTTCTTCACATAACTTAGTTAATTCGTTTTGAAAATCACCTGCACGACCTGAACAATATGGACACCAATGTTCGCCACTATATAATGCATCAGCAGTAGTAGTAAAAATCGGATGGTCTGGATTCACACATTTAAAATGATATATATCTTTTGCTCTTGTCCATTCTGTTTCTAAAACATTTCCACCACGTTCCTTACAGTATTTAACTAATCTGTCGTAATAAAACTGTTTATTTTTCTTATCAGCTTTCTTTGCAGATTGCGATTTTCTTATAGATTGGCATTTCTTACATGGTAAAAAATATGGTTTGCAAATATTTTTAGCATTAATTGTTGTGTATGTATCTCCATGAATAGGGCAGTGATAAACAAGGTTAATAGGTTTTTCTGAACCCATATATTCTCCAAGTATATCAACTAATCCATGATGATAATCTTGTACTTTCTTCTCAAACCATTCTTGAGATTTTCTTAAATGTCCTATAATTCATTCCTCCTTCATAAAACTAATTATTATGTTTCACTTATATATTCTCCAAATGAAATTTCTATTTACTCCACAAAATACACATCTACATATTTCATACCTTTTAACTTGGCGATACGATATGAAGTAAATCCATCGTGCAGCACAAAATCTTTATCAATAACAATAGGAGAGTAGAAACGTCCAGTCTTTTCAAAATAAGTCATTCTATCATTCATTTTCCATATTCTAATGTAATCCCATCCGTCCTGTATGATAATGTCATCAAGTTTTACTTTATACACATATCCAGTTTTATAGTGCTTTCTAAATAATTTAAATATCCTCATATACTTATGACTCCTTATTGTCAAATTTTTGATCTTCAAAATGCTTATTCCCAAACTCAAAACATTTCACATAATATTCAAATCTCTCAATGTATTCATCGAAAAATGTACTATTTGCAGCTTGCTCAATCATATTTCCAATATCATTCTGGATATTCTCTTTGTCACTTGTAATATACTGAGTATTTATTCCTTGACTTCCAATAGGTGGTCTGTCGCTAATATCAGAACGTCTTAACCACAGATTTACAGCATATTTGTTCATATGCTTGATAAATTTATAAGTACAATCAACAACATATCCTTTATACTGGTTTTCTGGTAACACAAATGAAATAGTAGTCCCTAAATAATTTCTTTTTAACATAATATTTTTCTCCTAGCACAAGCTTATCTTTCTAACCAAACTTCCCAATATCCATCACAATATTTTGTTTTTAAATCATTATAATGAAACTTAAGTAAATCCATAATTTGATAAATAAAATAGCAATAATCAACTTGTCCAGCTCTAATGTTTCTGAGCATATCATTAATAAAAGAGCAATATTCCTGCCAGTTAGTAGTGCCATGATATGTACCCATTGTTTCTTCGTTCCAATATCCTGTTTCTTTTGAATATTGCATATTCTGACCTAATTTTGTAATACCTGATACTGGTTTAACAAAGAGTCGTCTAATATTAAATTCTTTCTGCCACTTTTCATCAGTGAGAGTAGAAGATGGTCTACCATTCGTATTACCTATTAATCTCATTTCTCTAAGTTCCTCAAGTGTCATTGACTGATAATTTTTCATTTCTTTTTTCTGTCGCTCCTTTTCAATAATTGTTTTTTCGAGGTTATCTGCCTCTACATATTTATTTATTCTCTTTTTGTTTGGTGTTTCTGTAGAAAAATCATAAATATCAATTTCACCTGAAAATGTGTTATGGTTCTGTGTATAAATTTTTTCTTTTGACATATTTTAATAGTTCTCCTTTACTTTTAAAAAATAATTTGTTCATTGTAATCAGCTCCTTTGAGTGCTGCGTTTATTTGTTACATATGTTTATTCTCTGTTTTAGTTACGACTTATTGCCGTTTTTGATTTCTCCAAATGAGTCTACATTATAGATTTCCAACATCTTAGCAATAGCCCATTCAATTTCTTGCTCATATCCTTCTTTATTAAGCACATATATATTTGGTACATTTTGTGGTGGTTTCTTTGGATTAGGTTGAACACTACCAACTTCTTTTTTGATTAGGAGTGGTTCTTTGTCGCCAATAGAAGATGTGAGATATTGAATACATTGATTAATGGTATCTTTTGACATAGAGAGTTCTTTTGACATAGATTCTATACTTCGCCAAAAAGCTTCTGGTTTGATTTCGGGATTATACATAGTTTCTTCATTATCTTTATTTTTGGGGCGAATGAAAATATATGAATTAATATAAAGAAAAGCCATTAGTATATTCTCTTTATTGATGCTAGATTCATTCATCATAATAAAATCAAGCTGAGAAGATGTGATTTTTGAAAACTTGTCAACAGCATCAAAATTTTCAGGAATAATTTTAATCTCAATACCAGTATCATAAGTAATAGAATCAAGATCCTGTTGAACTTCAATCATTTTGTTGTTAATCATATATTCTAATACATCAAGAATTTCTTGGACTGCTTTTGGTCTACGTTTATGTGTTTTGTATCCATAGAAATTTAAAACCTTTCTAAGCGTAATCCAACTATAATCCTCATATGACCTATATTTATCAATAAGGATGTATGTAATATAGAATTTTCGACTAACTCCATATTTTGTTTTGATGTTCCCTTGAATATAATCATTTGGGAAGCGAGTAAAGTATTCTGTTTTCTGTTGCAATAAAAAATTCCTCCTTGTATGTGATATTTATTTATTCTCCATTTGAGATTAAGTGGACGATGAACTTACGAGCGTTCAGTAAAGTAGGTCTGAACCCCCACTTGTTTGTTTTATTTTTGAAATTGGTAGGGGTTGAAACCAACTTTGCCGAACTGAAAGAAGATATATAACATTATTAATAAGACAGACTATTCCGTTTGTATTTCGCTTACGCTACATACAAACTCCATAATTTTTTGGTTGATTGTTATTGGTTGGTTTAGATATATGGTGTTTTGAATTAATACTTTCATTTGGGTACATATATGACGTACCTATACGATTATTCTCCATATGGATTATTATTCTGTTCCAAATCAACATACTTTCCTGTGAAGATATTATCTACAAAAAATACTGGTAGCTTATCATGATACATTTTATAAATTTCTTCACCTGATATACTTATCCAAAAATTACTACCTATTTGTCTTTGTTTCTGCAATGTTTCAATCTCTTTCCGATATTTACTATTTTTAATTATTCCTCCAATTTTTCCACAGATAGTACAGTAACTGCATAATGATGTATGAATACGTTCTTTTTCTTCTTGAGTAAATGCATTACTTTTAAAATTCCATTTATATTGGATTAAACATTCTTCATAATGGTGTTTGTGCTTTGATTTTTTATTGGCTTTGGATATATTGCTTTCTCTCTGTTTAAGATATTTTGGTATCTCTATTTCATATTTGTTC